ATTAAGACAGCACTAGCGTCCGGCGTTGGCCTAGGAAATTGGATGATGGAGTTAGATACGATTCTCCACGTTCTGATTAGTGTGGCTAGTTTGGTCTACATTATTCTAAAGATAAAACAACTGATAACCAAAGGAAAAAAATGAGCGAGTTAACAAAAACTCAAGACTCCGTTTTGAACGGATTAGTGCGACACATCCTCACCGCCGGTGGTGGCTATTTAGTCGCCAAGGGTATGATTGATGAGGGCAGCGTGGAGACTGTGGTTGGTGCGATTATCGCATTGGCTGGCGTGGTGTGGAGCGCGGTTGCCAAAAAGAAAGACTGATGTGGTTCAGCATCATTCAGGCTGTGAACTCTTTGCCGAAAATACTTTCGGCGCTGGAGAGGCTCGGAGACATAGCAACAGCCCGAATGGCGATGGAACGCATGAAGCAAAAAAATGAGGACATTGAAACTATCATTGCTGCTGCTCGCGCTCGCCGTGAGCAACGGGTGCTTGACGGTGAAGCTGCAAGGTTTCTCCGAGATAGCGGCGAGGAATGAAGTCGGGATGGAACATTGCACTGCCACACCTGAAGGGACCGTGTTGATCCGCCAGCTTGGAATTTATATTAATGAATTGGAACGACAGATTGAAGGAGAAAACTAATGCCTGACATTACAAAAGGAAAAACATTTTCCAGCGGCGACACGGTCACTGCCTCGGATTTGAATAGCATCGTCGATGATGCTGTCATCAACAATGACGCCATCACCCAAAGCAAAATTGCATCCGGTGCGGTGGTCAACGATACGGTATCCGCGGCGGCCAACATTGTGTTGAGCAAATTGGCGAGTGGCACGGATGGGCAAATACCGGTCTGCAGTACGTCCGGGGTTCCCACCTACACCACCGTCTCTGGCGATGCCACAATCTCCAATCTAGGTGGAGTTACGCTGGCGACAGATTCTGTTGTCACCACGAACATCACCGACCTAAATGTGACCACCGGAAAACTTGCGGACGATGCCGTGACGGCAGCCAAGCTCGTGGATATGGTGGGGCTTACTCCATCCGAATACACTTCAGCGACTGTGACTGTTGATCAGCAGGGGCGCATCACGGCGGCATCAAGCGGGGGTTCAGCTTCTACACCAACCAAAACAACCTACACGACAGGTGCGACTTGGACAAAACCCTCAGGCGTGACGTTAATTTATGTCATCGCAGTTGGGGCCGGTGGTGGTGGTGGTTCTGGCGGTGACGGAGGTCGCGGAGGTGCTGCTGCTGATTGGATAGATGTGACTTCAGTTTCCTCAGTGGCCGTAACGGTGGGCACTGGCGGTATTGCGTCGGGTGGCCTTGGGAGTGGTGCCGCTGGTGGTGGTTCAACTTTCGGATCGTACCTGACGCTCGGCGGCGGCGCCGGGGGTACTTATGCCGCCGATGGCGCGGTGGGAACAGCTTCGGGTAGCGAGCAATCTTCCGTGGTTTTGGGGGCGATGGGAAATTCCGCGTCAGGTGGTGGAGGTGTCGGATCTGCTCAGCCCGGTGGCAATGGAAATGACGGTGTGGTTATCGTTCAAACAATCGGATAAGATTATGACTAAAACAAGCATAGCGCAATTTGTGGCGGACAAACTCCAGAAGAGTGATGCCGATTCATTGACGTTGGTCAAGTCCTTCATTGATCGCCGGTACGAGATGATTTGGGACTCCGGACTTTGGCGCGAAACGCTGGGCACCACCTCATACACGGTTGCGGTGGACACGGAAGAGGTGACGCTAAACAGCACGGTCAGGTTCCCGGTTTCGGCGGCATGGGATGAAAAGGAAATGGTTCCGATAAATTTCGAGACGGTGTTCCAGCTTAACCCGGACTTGCTGGATGGATCCGGTTCGCCGGCGAATTACATTGTGCTGCCAAATGATTCCAGCGGGAACGCAGTAATTCGTTTAGTCCGAAAACCTGATACGCAAAAAACACTATTGGTATTGGGCAAGCTGAAGGTGACCGCAATGGGCGACACGGATTCCCCGCGGATAAACGGTATCGACAATGCTCTCCTCGCATACGTCGAGGCGGACATGCTTGAGCATGTGCGGCAGTACGGAAAGGCTCAGGTTAAGCAACAGGAGGCTGCCGGCCAGATGATGTTAGTGCGTGACCTTGAAACTGCGCAATCGGCGAAGGTGACCAGATTGATTCCATCGATGGCACCCGTTTGGGACGTAAACGATTTTGAATAATGCCCATTAATTACAACGACAGTTTGGATGATCAGTTGGCCTTTGATGCCTGTCTAACCTTTACGGGTGGTCAGGTTTCAAATGTCCGGTCCACTCTCTTGGATCAGGCACAGTATTCCGAGGGGAAGAACATGGACATCGACAGGTTCGGGGCACTGGTAACCCGCCGTGGCGCCAAGCGTGAACTGGGCGGATTGCTCGATGAGAAATGGGAGGACGTTTCCACTAACTGGGAAAGCTACACCAACAACTGGACTGGAGATCCTGCTGTACGGTGTGATAGCATCGGCTATTTCGACACCTCCGCGCTGGAGCAGTTGGTGGCGGTTTCAGATCAAAAGGTTTACAAGAACGCCAACGGAACTTGGACCGATGTGACCGCGTTGGGTGCTGGGTACACCCCGGCGGCCGGCGTAAATGTTGAGATGGCTCAACTGGTGGATAAACTTTACCTGACGGACGGCACCAACAATGTTCACTCGTATAATGGATCCGCATTTACTGACGAGGGCACCGGGGTCGGTAACCCGCCCATCTGCAAATATCTTATCTCCCACACCAATCGATTATTTGCCGGTGGCGTGACTGCCACCCCTGACGCTTTATTCGCCAGCGATTTGATCGACGGTTCCACCTGGGATAATGTGAATTTCCAAATCAGAATCGGCGGTGATTCGGGTGACCCCATCACTGGATTGGCGAGTTGGATGGGGCACACTCTCGTGGTGTTCAAACAACGCTCGTGCTACGCGGTGACCAGCAATCCGCAGGAAACCACGGCAGCCACTTGGACCGTTGAGAATATTGACACCAAGATCGGGTGCGTTTCACATCGCAGCATCGCCCAGGTTGGGCAGGACATTTTCTTTCTGGCACCGGACGGTATCCGCACGGTGAAGAGTATTCTGGAGGGTGCCGGCAGGGCGGTGAGCGAACCGATTAGCGTAGGCATTCAGGACTTGATCGATACCATCAACTGGAATGCCTCGATTGATCAGGCAGCCGCAGTGTTCTGGCGGAATCATTACATCCTGAGCGTCCCAACCGGGAGTTCTGTGACGAACAATACCTGTATCGTTTTCAATACCGTCACCCGCGCCTTTGTTGGAAGCTGGACTTGGGATGCCACACAATTCGCCACGAGCGCATTCAGTGGTGAAGTCCGGTTACTATTCTCGACTGAAGAGGGCAAGGCAATGTTTTACCAGGACCATGTGAAGGTCGCCAGCGAAACTGCGGCGGCGTATCAGGATGATGGGGAAAACTACGAATCGCACATCCTCACCCGCGGGTTATCGTTTGGACAGCAGTTCAATGAGATACTGCCGAACCATGTCGAATTGGAATTGAAACCCGCACTAGCGGATCGAGTAAATATCCGCGCCTCAATGGACGAGGGAGAAGAGGTGGTGATCAACCAAACGCCCATCAGTTCGACAACCAGCACGGTCACTCTACCATTTGTCCTGCCAATTGCGTTCCCCAAAACGGCACCGATCATCAATTCATATAATTTAATTAACAACGGTCCGTGCCGTGAAATTCAATTCAAGATCAGGACTGATGGGGGCAAGTTGCACCTGAGATCAATCCGTGCCAGCGCCTACGTCAACACCCTTACGCAGGAGACATGAGTGGATCTAATCATAAAATGGCTGAAGTCATTAAGTTCATCCGGTCAGCGGACCGGAAGGGGTTGTGTTTTGGCGAGTGGCCCGATTCTATTTTGGAAATTTACCTCGGCTGGCACCATAAAAATGGAGGTCTCGTTTTGGTCGAAGAACAGGGTGACTTGGTCGCGGTGGCGGTTGGGACGAAGATGCTTGAAGATGACATCGATAAGCACTGGGTTCCCTGGAACGAAGAGGGAGACAGTTTATATTTCTCGGACATTTTGGCGACGTCGAGAAAAGGAATGGCGGCGTGTGTCGATGAACTCGATCAGCGTGTCCGGGGGTGGAAAGAGTTGAAACTGTTTGCTCTTCGACACGGGAAGAAGAAGCAATTCCAGCGTAAGGTATTTGAAAAATTATGGTCCGCGGCATAGTAAAAGGTGGGCAACGGTTTGAGCATAAAGTGCCAACCGCCAACATTGAGATGTTGGAACCGGGTTTGCCGGTAGGTGTTTATTTTGGGGTGGCGTTCCACCGATGGCAGAAGTTGGGACCGTGCGTGTGTTGGGTTTTGCCTCACCAACCCGAAGTGTGCGAGGTGTATATTGCGGAATGGGAAGGCGACTTGTACGGGGAAGAATTGGAAGTGCGTGACCTGAGAACGGTCAGCAAGGACGAAATGAAAAAGTTATACGATAGGGCACTGAGCGATGAAGAATAAACTAATGGATCAATGCATGGAGGCGGCCAAGCAAATCACTGCCGCATACAAGGATCGTTTTTGGGCAGCCGCCGATGCTGTTAACAAAGGCACCCCGCCACCCGCACCAGCGGCACCCGATTATGCCGCCGCCAACCGCGAGGGAGCGATTGCCGACATAGAGACATTGCCGGCGCGGAAGATCATCGAGGCAGCCGCCAAGGCCGGAACTGCCGGGACAACCTCCATCGGGGGGAAGCAGATTGCGTATGATTTCACTAATGTCGGTGACCTCGACCAGCAAAAGATTGAATTAGATGGTATGCGAGCGAGCGCCGATGCCATTGCCGCGATGTCGCTAGACATTCAGCAACGCTATGGCGGCGATATGAATATTGAACAACTGAAACGGATTAAGGAAGCGGATCCGGTTGGTTGGGAGGTGCGTCAGCAATTAGCCCAAACTACTCTCGAAGAATTATCTGCCGGCAGGGAGTTGGGTGCCGGCGCCGGCAAACAGGTGGAGCAGAGTGTTAGAGGCGCCCAAGCTGCCCGCGGCAATGTTTACGGGGCGGCCAATATCGGCCAGGAGGCGCTGGCGAAGTTTGATGCAGGACAACGCCTTTTGACGCAAAGGATGTCCCAGGCGCAAGCCTACGCGCTGGGAACACCCATTACAGCCCAGTACGGAGCAATCAGTGGTGCCCAGCAAGGTGCGGCTAACTTTGCGCCGATGCAATTGCAACAAGGCATTGGTCAGAACGCAAATGCCGGTGGTCAGGCTGCCCAGTTCGCGATGGGAAGCTACCAACAACAATCACAGAACTATGCTACCAGTGTTGCTAATACTTCTAATCCCTGGATGGAAGGTTTGGGAATGCTCGCCGGCGTGGGTGCGCAAGCCGCCGGAGGTTACTGGGGTGGTAAGGGTTACCAGGCCGGGCTTAAAGCATAAGGATAAAATATAATGGCTAAAAAATCATCATTCTTACAGGGGTTCGAGGTTGGGCAAGACCTTTACAGTCGCGGTGTTGCACAGGCGCAGTCGTCGGCACAGATCAGGTTGCAGAAGGATGCTGCTGATCAGAAGAAGCTGATATTTGAACAAGAAATGAAGGAGGTTGTTTATAAGCGTAAGCAGAGAGAAATAGAGGCTGGCAATCTGGAGAAATCAACGGGTGCGCTAGGGGTGTTCACCAAAACGATGACTGAAATAGATTTCAGTGGTGGTGACCCAAACGCATACCAGAAGTATACTGACGCAAAGGGCATCGCTCGCGCTAACGGGGTCGGCTTGAACTCTGGTGTTTATGAGCGATATAACAACACAAAAGATGAATTGAAGACGAGATATGCCCTAGTGAAACATGAAAGTGCGCAGGATAACAGAATCGCTCAAGAAGGGGTGGAGGCGGAAGCTACCTTGAACCAAAGCAAAGCTACCGCAAAGTGGCTAACGAATTTCAACAGTGTAAACGGACTCAACTTCGCCCCCTCCCAACTGGAAGAGGCGAGAACGGTTAACGCAAACATAGGAACATTTGAGTCTAGGTTGACCAAAGGATTAATTAAGCGGGATGATCCTGAGTTGCAATCATTTGAATTGATGTACCTGGGCAACGGCGACCACCTTGGTCGAGTTTTTGACCGAGCAAGTGATACGCATACTGCCAAGGTAAAGGATGAGCAAACTGCCGAGGATCTCTTTAAGGACAAGGCTAGATTCGGCCAAACCATTACGCAACAAAATGTCACCCATGCCGCAAAGGAAGCACGGATGACCGCAGGGGAAACTCGCAGGTTTAAAATGCTGCAAGAGGATCAGCAGAAGGAAATATTAAAACTGTATAAGGACGCGAGGTCAAACAAGGTAGTAGCCGAGTCCATCGATGGGAACCTGAAATATAATCAACTCAAGAATGTGGTCAATCGGGCATCAACAATCAAGACAGGACCGGCAGATATTGCTATCATTCAGCAATTTATGAAAACCCTGGATCCCCGAAGTGCCGTCCTTCAGGGGGAGCAGGAATCTGCGCAAGCTGCCGGGGGGTTGATGCAGAAGGTTATCAAGAGTGTGGACAAATTGCAGACCGGGCAGTTCTTGAGTCAGGAAATGAGGGAAGATTTTCTGTCGGTTGCCAGATGGGCAAACAATGCCTCAATCGCGGCAGGGCGAGCTGGCGTGAATCAATATTCACAGCAGACCGAAGATGTTCTGGGGAGTAGGCATGAATTCCAAAGCATTCGCGATGAGATCGGCCAGGGTGATTGGGTTTACACATCCGAGGGTCTTTATGAAGCGGCGATAAGGCAGGGAAGTCTTCACGATGGCGATTCGTACTCGTACCCGGATCCCGACACTCCCGGTGGATTGATTAGCGGGACATATTCGGCGCCCGTCGAGCAACCTGAATCCCCTGCCACGCCGGCAACATCCGTACCAGAAGGCACTGTGTACGAAAGCATGGATCAGGTAAATAAGGCGATTAAGGATGAGAAACTAAATCACGGGGATCAATACAATTTCCGAGGACCGGACGGGACTGTTTTGCAGATATACGCAACCCCGGATGGCAAGCCGCCAACCGGAATAAACAATGGAAATCCTGGATCGAAATAATTATGCCTTTACCTCCAGTTTACGACCCGTTCGGGACAACCAACCGTAGCCCAAGGGTAGCTGCCCCCATTCCCCAACCCGCGACAATTCATGACCCGTTCGGGCAACCGGAACCGGCCAGGATCACTCAACCCCAACTGACCCGCATCTCTCCCCAGCAACGGTACGAGCAAGCACAGAAGGAAGGACCAGACGCACTGCTGAAATTCCGAAAGAAGTTAATTGAAGAGACGGGTATGGCAATTAACCAAAAATTAGCCAAGGGGGAGTCCTACCAGTTTAAGACGCTCCGCGAAGCTGATATGTATTTTGACGCAATGGAGTCAGTCGATAAAGATTGGTTGACCACGGATAATATTTCAGCGTTTTGGGGTGGTCTGAAAATGGTGGGTCAATCAGTCGTATTAGATCCGTTTATTTCTGGATCCGTTTCAGAAGCAGGACAGACGGCTACAGCAATTACTTTGGAGATGCGTGATAAGGAAAACAAAACTGCAAAAGTTAACAAACGGTTTTCCAAGATAATATCAGGACCGGATCGCGTGCCAATGAGAATACCCGCAGCGTTCCTGGAGGGCACCCCGCGCTCGTCGAGGTCTGAAATGAGCGCCGCGAACGTGACAAATCAGGATTTTGGCGTCAGCGAACACTGGCTATCCGACCTTTATGTGCAGCAGGAGCGCGAGATTATGCAAAACGTCGCAACCTTTGCGATGCAAGCTACAGCTAAAGATGCGCTTAAAAAGGTTCCTAATTGGTTGCAGACCGACAGGTCGGAAGCACTTATCGCCGGCGCAGGGGGTGCGGATTCGTTTGCTAAAAGCCTGTCCGCCAAGGCAGTGATTGGGGCAAATAAATTGATTGGTGAAAGTTATGTAAAGAAGGCGAGGGCACTCCTTTCCCCGGAGCAACAGAAGCAGTTTGACCAACTTAACCCAAAGAGTATGCGGGATATTTTCGATAAACCGACCTACAAAACAAGCGACCAGAGTTTTTTACAGAAGGTTTACGATGTGGGATCTGCGGCAGTAAAGGCCAAGTTGAAAGGGGAGTTGCCCTCCGCACTTCCAACAGCGGCAGAAGCAGCAAACCGTGCCGGCATGGACATGCAGATAATTTTTGCAATGGCTGGTGGCTCAGAGGAAGACACGTTTCGGAGTGCTGCCGAGGGCAAGTTGAATCGCTATCTGGAAGAGCAAGCCGAATCCTATTGGCAGAATCAGAAGAGGACGGGTGCCCCGAAGGTCGGCAAGTACGGTCACGATCTCCGGGCGAAGTCAGCAGGAAACCTTATCGTTGATATTTTTGAGGGGATACCATCAGAAGAAATTGAAAAGTGGAGGGGCAGCGAGAAGGCTAAAGCATATATTGGCGAAGCCAAAGATTTCCGCGCCGCGAAGTGGTATCTCCTTAACCAATTACAGGCAGACAGGATGAGGGCACTGTCAGGCAGGGAACCCTTAATCTCCCAGAACTTGAGGGCGGCGGGATACAACGATGCCGCGGACAAGATGGACAAGATGATTAAAACTGATGCCGCCGAAGGGTTATCATACGTTATTGACCTCCCGGCTATGGTTGCCGGCGGAGCGGTGGCGGCATCGCGAGGCTGGACAATGGCGGGAGTAAGGGGAGCCGCAGCGCCGGTTGCCCGCGGAGTGCTGAAGAAAACAGGTGCTACGGTGGCAGAGGAAGTAGTCGAGGCCGGCGTGGCGAAGGCGCCATTGGCGGCTCGTGCCGTACAGCAAACAGGCGAATGGGCAAAGGAGTTAGGGAAGTACGTCGAGAAGGTTCCTGAGCGGATGAGGGGTGCCACAGCAAGGGGCGCGGCCTTGGCGGCGGGAGATGAAGCGATTGCGGAAACGGTTGAGGCTACAATAAAAAACACGCAAATAAGATTGCTGAATCCGTTCGCATGGGCGAGTGAGATAACGGAGGTAACGGGGAAGGTTATCAGGCTTGGTGGCGAAGCCACTGAAGCAATCGGCAGGGAGATGGCAAGGAAACCCGGTGCCGCCGGTCCGCTTGCCCGAATAGCCGGCACGGCAGAAAATGAACTTTGGGTCAGGTCCACCGCGTCCGCACTGCGCAGGGCAGATCCGGCACTACAGATAGGGGCGAGTTTTGTCAGGGGTGGCGCGGCTGGCTCGGCAACAGGGTTTGGGCTAGGGGCATTAAGTGGTGACCCGGAAGTGGCATTTGCTGGTGGCGGAGCGGGCTTGGGGATGGGTATAGGCATGACGGTTCCCACAAGCCTTATGACCCCAACTGTAAAGTTGCGCCAAAAAAATGATATCGATACATGGCTGAACCGAATTAAAAACCAGGAGGAATTACTTCGTAACCGCGGGCTGGACAAGGAGGCGGACCATATAAGAGACGTTCATCAAGTCCTGAGAAGTCAGGACTTTGAAACACAGGTCCGTGCTGCTGAGATGGAAGACCTGGTGGGCGGGGTTTCTGAAATGTACGGGATGCCCGAAGTTCCAATAAAATGGTTTTACGATGAAAGCTCAATTGGCCGCGGGTACTATGCTGATGGAGAAATTCACATAAATCTTGCAGGGAGAGACATCTCTGAATCATTGCCACATGAGGTGATGCATGCACTTGAGCAAGTGCCGCACGAGGGGATGCAGGAGGCGCTTGGTAAGATTAATACTTCCTTGTTCGGCATTCCAGAACCCGGCGGAAAACGTGTTGGGGGAATGTACACCCCTGATGATCAGGTTGCATTCGCGAATCAATATCTGAAAAAGTTGAGCGAAAAGATGGATGCCACGGCAAGGAAACTTGATGCTGATCCTGATAACACTAAATTAAAAGAGGAATTTTGGGCGCAGGAAATGAGTTGGGCTGAATGGATGCGCAGACATGATCTTGACCCATCGGTTCGGGAAGTGGATGCGGCGACATTATTTAGCAACGAAAAATTTCTTGATACACTGCATGCCGAGGTTCGTGCGGAATTACATTCGTCATACTATCGGGGGGAAGACGCCGGCAGCACTTACCGAACCACCAGCGTTAAGCAGAAGTTCATTGACATGATGCTCCTTCAAGATTCCAGCAGCAAGCTGGGTCGGGCGAGAATGTTCCTTGAGCGCCGTGGAATAAAATTCGGGAAAGACGGGGCGCCAAGTGAAATATTTTTACAACCCGGAACAGAGGGCAAGCATGCGAAAGGTCTGACCAGTAGCCCGCAGGTCAATGTGGCGATGCGGGATTATGTGAAGCTCCGAAAGAGCATTTTGGAACGCATGCCGCCCGATGCTGCCGTTGCCGATGTGGGGATAGTTGTCTCAGCGAAGGATCTATCATCAGCAGAAAATTTACCATTGGTGAAACTCGGATTGGGTGATGGCAATTTCGCCAAGGATCGCAACGGCAATTTACTGTTGGTTGACGGCAAGCCGGTTCCACTGGATCACACGACGATGAAGAGGAATGAACAGGCGATGGTCGATGGAGTGATGGGGGCACTGGATAAAGTCGAATCTGGGGGTGGTGTGCAAAAGGTTGACACGGCAGATGGTAAGGCCCGATGGGAGGGGTCAAACTTTAATAAGGAGCAACTTGATGCGTTGCTCGCTTTACCTGATGAAGTGCTGCCACCAAGCATTAAGGAGAAACTGAAGTACGTTCACGAGAGAATGCTTGCCGGTGAAACGATCAACATGAATTACAATGGTGCGCTGAAG